ATGGACGGAACGTAATGACCTTATCTTTTAATGTCTAAATCTTTTAATGTCTTAATCTTTAAACACACTACCCAATCAATAAACATTTACACGTCACAGCTATTTAGGGTACTCCACACTTCCCTCAAGTTAGGGTACACCACACTACCCAGTTTAGGGTTAGTGGTTTTTTTTTTGTATGTGTAGCACATGCAAAAGCCCGCGCGGCGTTTGAGCGCATCCCTTAAGCCCGCGCGGCGTTTGAGCGCATCCCTTAAGTCCTTAAGCGCGCTTGGCGCGCATGACTTACACCATTCATGACTCAATTAAAACGTCGTGCCACGAAAGTGGCGCGCGCCATCGTGTCCAAAACGTACAACGGACTGACTATAAATGCTACGGAAAATCTACGTAGAATCTGTACGGGAAAAAAATAACGCGGGTTGCCTATTCCATTATTACAGCAACCTGCGTATCCCGTTAATTTTACACGGTGGTAACACGCATAAAATAAAAAAGGTTACGTTTGGACCGAATCTCTTATTTCGTAATTTAACACGGCGCTATCGCGCATTAAATACGAAAAGGTTACTTTCGCTCCCTGAAATTCTTTAATCCTTAACATGGCCCCGGCGCAAAGCAAACTTAAGAAAAATAAAGGCCCTTTGGCCGTTCGTTGGTGTTTTACATACAATAATTATGACGCCAGCCATGTCCCCTCTTCCCTCCCTCCAGACGCTCTGTATTTCCTCGCTGGTAGAGAAATCAGTCCTTCTGGAACTCCTCATCTGCAAGGTCTTGTCATCTGGAACAAGAGAAAATTGCGCACCGCATGTAAGAAGTTTTTGGACTGCCATTGGGAAATATGCAAGTCTGTACCGGCTTCCGTTAAATATTGCAAAAAAGACGGAGACTATGTCGAGTTTGGAGTACTTCCTAAGGGAAAAGGCTCACGTAGTGACCTCGAGAAATTTAAAAAGTCAGTTAAATCAGGTGTCTACGATATTGTCAAATTACGTGAGACCCACTCTTCTGTCTGTGCTCGCTACCCCCACTTCGTCTCCGATTATATTCGCGATAATCTCCCCGGAGGAGATGTTGAAGATCACCCTCTCATCCCTTGGCAAGCTGAACTTAACGCGGACCTTAAAAAAGAACCGGATAAACGATGTGTCTATTTCATCGTTGGTCGAACTGGCTCTGAAGGCAAAAGTTGGTTTTGCTCCTACTATCACTCCCTACACAAATCCGACACTTTGATTCTTGAATCTGGAAAAAGAGCCGACATGGCACATGCATTGCGCCAGCGCGTGCCATACCCTCGAGTCGTATTTGTGGATGTACCGCGCTCCAAAATGGAGCACCTACAGTTTGACTTCATAGAGAAGTTAAAGGACGGCCGCATTTTTTGCGGCAAGTACCAATCAACGATGATTGAATTCCCTGTTCCACATGTAATTGTCATGTGTAACGAATATCCCGATATGAGCAAACTTTCTGAAGATCGTTACATTATTCGTCCTGTCGAATTTGAAACATGATATACGGATTGGATATCTCTTATGACGGCGATGAGACGCCGTCTGATGCTGAATGTGAATCTATTTTAAATAAATATAAGTTGTTTATAAATGAAGAATGTCATTATGGTATGATTTTATCTTATGTCGTACACCGCGAAGGAGAATGCGAAGAAGACGGATCTGACTGTGAAGACCCAGATTATTTCTATCTCGGTGGATATATTGATATCGACGATTCTGAACGATTAATTCGGATTAGGCTCTTGGACTATCTTGGCGTCGGTGAAGACAACTTTAATCTACACACTTACGGTTTTCCATCATTATCTTTCTATAACGATTACTTGCCGATGTTGACCTCGGTATACGAAGCGGGTATTCCTTCACCGCGTTCGTCAGATCAGCATGCACCGCAGGCTTAAAAAAGAAGAAAAAAAAATACATCTGTACTATCGGAAACACACTAAATGGAGGACGCCCAATGGACGGAACGTAATGACCTTATCTTTTAATGTCTAAATCTTTTAATGTCTTAATCTTTAAACACACTACCCAATCAATAAACATTTACACGTCACAG